CCAACCGTTCCTGAATGGAACGGTGCAAATTGCACGCATTGTTTAGAAGATAGGGGAGATTATCTGCCACCAATAGAAGCAAATTATCCCTGCCCAACTATTCAGGCTATTGAGAAGGAGTTGGGATGACACTGGACTACCGTGAAGAGATCAGAAATGACATAGCTCACGAGTTTGGCTTAGAAGCTGGGGGCTATGCGCCACGCAAAGGCCCAGAGCTGCCAATTAGGATCGCGCAACGCATAATCGCTAAGTACCCTGGCGAATGGAAGAAACTTGATCCCAGAGCGCTTATACTTAGCAAGCGCTATATGTCCATATTCGGACGCTACCTTTAGGCTCTACCTGCTTTGAGCCTAATATGAGCTAGAGGTTTCCTGACCCTAGCTCCCGTGAGACCCGCCACTTAACCTTTTTTGGCGGGTTTCACCTTTATAGATACAATTAAGGACTCTATTCGCTATCTCTCGTAGGAGGACGAAAATGAATAGCCAGATAACAGAAGATAAAAAAATAAGTCGCTGCACTTGTGGCGAGTGGATTTATGCGGGTAATGCCTGCGGAGTATGCGGATCTGGAGGAAAGGTTCCCGCATAGTTCTAAAAGCTCGAGTCCTCTTAACAGCCTTTACGGTGGGACTCTTGCATATAACAAGCGCTCAGGCAGCTGTAGCTCCAGTCAGAGCTATCCACTTCACTATGTCACCTAAGCTTTACAGCAAAGTGCTCATAGCTAAACAGTGGAAAGATCCAGCTCACCAGTTCGCTTGTCTGGATCAGCTCTGGACGCACGAAAGCCACTGGAATCCAAAAGCGCTTAATCACAGCTCTGGAGCTTTCGGGATAGCTCAGTTTTTGCCTCAGACCTGGGGTAATTACAACTATCCGCTGAAGCCTAGAGATCCGCTTGTCCAGGTGAAAGCTGGGCTCCGATACATTACAGTACGTTACTCAACACCCTGTAAGGCGTGGGAGTTCTGGAAGAGGGGAAGCTGGTACTAATGACAATCGTTATGCCGATCTCCCCTCTGAGAGTCGATATTCCTTCAGTTAATCCCGACGAATGGGTCGAGGAAGAGACCGAGGAAGAATGATCGACCCAAAGGTGATAGAGCTCGTTAAAGCTCGCGCTGGGGATTACTGCGAATACTGCGACTGTCCAGCGGAAGAGACAATGGCGTTTCACCACCGTAAGCTCAGGTCTCGCGGTGGTGAGGACACGGTAGCTAACCTGGTGCTCGTTCATCACGGCTGCCACAATATGAAAACCAGCAGTATCCACTTACGACCAGGAGCAGCTGAAAAGCTCGGGTTTATGGTGGCAAGCTGGCAAGACCCTGAAGAAGCTCCATTAACCAGAGCTGACGGCTCGGTCGTGTTATTACTTAACGACGGAACAATTAAAATACTAACGGAGGCAAAATGAATCAGATTATCGTTCAAGGCAACTTAGGCTCAGACCCAGAAGTTAAGCAGACAGGCGAATACGAGCTATGCACTTTCTCACTAGCTCACACTCCCTGGAGCAAGACAAAGGGTGAAGGCGAGCCAATCTGGTTCAAGGTTACGGTCTGGGGTAATAAGGTCGAAGGCGTAGCTCGTGAGCTGCGTAAAGGCGACTCAGTAACCGTCACAGGCAAGCTCGGACAATCGACCTACACCAATAAAGACGGCGTAGAAAAGAGCTCACTCGAGATCACAGCCACCGACGTATCTATAGCTATTAAAGCAAGCAAGAAGTCAGCTCAGACTGAGGCGCCAGGGTGGTAGACGACCAGGAATGGTGGAGCTGCGACCAGGTAACTGAGTATCTAGGCGTCACCTTAAATAACCTTCGACAGCTGCAACACAGGGGAAGAGTCCAGTGGAAGAAGCGCCAGGGTCGAAAGGTCTATTACATAGCCGACGAAGTCCGAGGCTACAAGGCTAAGCGGGAGCAAAGTAAGCAAGGCTAAACTCTTGCTATGTCGCTGGTCATTACAGAAGAAGTCTCAATAGCTGAGCTAGATGAGGCTATTAACAATCTGTTTCAGCAACTCAAAACTGACGAGTACGGAAACCGTATGGACTGGCGCAGGCGTCAGCTCCTGGAGAGCAGTATCGACGATCTTTTAGACGCACGGTTAGAAGCTATGCAGAAGGCGCTCGCTTAGACCTCTCGTAACGATTACAGTACAGTTACGTTTATGTCAGATCTTGAGACTCCAAAACCAGCACAAACGAGTCCAAAGCGCATAAAAAAAATTAGGAAAGAAATGGCAGTGCTCGAGCGCGAGTACAGAGTTATCAAGCTTCGTACTGAGGGCAAGACTTATGACGCTATAGCTAAAGAGTTGGGGTATGCAGACGCTTCAGGAGCTAGAGACGCTTGGCTAAGAGCTATGGCTCGTTATCCGTCTGAAGCTGCAGAGGAATATCGCAAAATAAATATGACCCGCCTAGAAGTTTCTATAGCTGTTCTCTGGCCTAAGATCGAAGCTGGCGAGCTCAACGCGTTTCCTCACTTTATGTCAGCAATCAAAGAAGAAGGCGCAATCCTGGGTATTTACGCACCTAAAGAATCTCGAGTGGAGGTGACTACTTATGACGGTCGAGTCTTACGAGAGAGAGCTGAACAAATTATCAGAATCCTTGAAGTTCACGGCGATACGGAGGGCGGAATGGGCGAGATTATCAGCGAGGCCTGAACAGCTTCCTGACAATGGCGACTGGTCTACCTGGCTCTATCTAGCTGGTCGAGGTGCTGGTAAAACTCGTATGGCAGCTGAGTGGCTAGCCTGGCAAGCAGCTACTAATGACCACACACGCTGGGCAATCGTAGCTCCTACCTTTGGTGACGTTCGAGACGTCTGCGCTGAGGGTAACTCTGGAATCGTAGGAATCCTGCGCGAGTATGACGTGCTCGAGGAGTACAACCGTACTTTCGGTCATATCAAGCTGCGTAATGGCTCACTGATCCGCTTATTCTCAGCTGACGAGCCTAACCGTCTGCGTGGCCCACAGTTTCACGGCGCCTGGTGTGACGAGCTTAGCTCCTGGAGATACTCAGACTCCTGGGATCAGCTGCAATTCGGTCTACGCCTGGGAGATCACCCACGCACTGTAGTCACGACAACGCCTAAACCTGTATCTCTCGTGCGTAACCTCATAAGTCGCACAGATGGCTCAGTACGCGTAGTCCGAGGCTCAACCTTTGATAACGCAGCTAACCTGGCTCCTCAAGCTTTGATCGAGCTACAGCTGCGATATAACGGCACCAGATTAGGACGCCAGGAGCTATACGGAGAGCTGCTCGAGGATATTGAAGGCGCACTATGGACGCGAAAGATGATCGACGACGCCAGGGTGACGCAAGCTCCCAATCTCACAAAGATCTGCGTCGCTATTGACCCCGCTGTGACCTCTGGAGAGGACTCTGACGAGACAGGAATGATCGTCGCGGGTGTTTCTATGGACGGGCAGTATTACGTCCTCCACGACGGCACCTTACGAGCTTCTCCTGATAGCTGGGCTCGGAAAGCTGTAGAGCTCTATCACGAGTACAAAGCTAATCGGATCGTCGCTGAGAAAAATAACGGTGGAGATATGGTCGGCTCTGTTATTCGTCACGTTGATCCCAGGGTGCCAATCAAGCTAGTCACAGCAACAAGAGGTAAGCAAATAAGAGCTGAGCCAGTTTCAGCTCTTTACGAACAAGGCAAAGTTCACCACGTCGGAGGATTTAACGAGCTCGAGGATCAGATGGTCAGCTGGACACCCGACTCTGGTATTTCTCCCGATCGTATGGACGCTCTGGTCTGGGCAATCACTGAGCTATCAGTAGCTTCTCCAGCTATGCAGTATCTAGCTAGCAAAGTTGATTTCTGTCCGAGCTGTCGTATGCCTTCACCTAAAGGCACAACCTTCTGTCCTAAGTGTCAAACCGCTATCATTACACCAGTCTGATTTACAAGGGACGCTAACAAGGAGAGACAATGGGTCTATTAGACCGTCTGGCAAAAGCAATCGTCGAAGCTCAATTAGAGAAGGCTCCTAGCCTTCCTGCAGGTGCAGTCTCTCTGACTGAACAGCAAATGCAGCAAGCTGCTAAAGAAAACAGCTATCAGACCAGACCTCTCCCTCGTAACCCTAATTTCGGTAACGTACCTTTTGCACCAGGTCTACCAATCACTCCTGGCGCTATTAACCCTGTCGGCCCAAATGGACAAGCTGATCCTCGTCGCTATGAATACCAGGTAGCGCAAAATATCAACGTCGCTACAGAGCAGAAGCTCGTACCGTTCAAGACTCTTCGTGGCGCAGCTGAGCAGATCGACATTATTCGTCGCTGTATTGAAGTATTGAAATCTAAGATCACAGGACTTGACTGGGATATTGTAATAGCTGAGGACGCGTCAGAGAAGATTATTGCTGAAATCGGTGGCGATCACGTTCGCGCTATGGCACAAGCTCGCACTAAGTTCTCAGATGAGATTTATCGCTGTCGCACCTTCTGGGAAAACCCAGACCCAGCTAACGGCTTTACCTTTACTGACTGGCTAATGATCTCTCTCGAAGAGATCCTCGTACTTGACGCCTGGGCTATCTGGCCTCAAAAGACTGTCGGAGGAGATCTATTCGGACTCCAGGTATTAGATGGCTCAACCATCAAGCCACTTATCGACGATCGTGGTATGCGTCCAATGCCACCAGGAGCTGCTTACCAGCAAATCCTTTACGGCTTCCCACGCTCTGAGTTCTCAGCTGCAAATGAAGTACCAGACGCAGATGGTGAGTTCACTTCTGAAGAGCTGACCTACCTCGTGCGTAACCGTAGAGCTATGAGCGTCTACGGCAACTCTCCAGTCGAGCGCTGCCTACCTGTAGCTGATCTTTACCTACGTCGCCAGCAGTGGCTAAGAGCTGAGTGGACTAACGGCGTATTGCCAGAGCTTATGTTCAAGGTCGATCCTGACTTTGGTAATGACCCAATCTTGCTACGTCAGCTTGAGGACTCAATCAACGACGACCTCTCAGGTCAGACTGAGCAGCGTAAGAGAGCTCGTGTTCTCCCAGCTGGCTTTGATCCAGTGCAGTTCGACGGTTACGGCGAGAAGTTCAAGGAAATCCTGGACACCTATCTTGTCACCTCGATCTGCGGTCACTTTGGCGTTATGCCAACTGAAATCGGCTTCTCTGGTCACGGCGGTCTAGGCAACTCAGGACACCAGGCAGGCGAGCAGCAAAGCGCTCAGCAAATCGGTGTCGGCCCACTTGTTTTCTGGCTTAGCAAAATGCTGACCAATATGAGCTATAGCTACCTCGGTATGCCTCGTGAGCTTGAGTTTAAGTTTATGATCGACGAAGGACGCGACAACGAGTCAGAAGCTAAGCGAGCTGACCTCGAGCTTCGTGGAGCTACTCGCACAATCAACGAGCGTCGCTCAGAGCTCGGACTTCCTCTCTTGGATACACCAGCTGCAGATCAGCCAATGCTCGTAGCTGGTCAATCTGTATTCCTCTTCTCACCAGACGGCATAATTAACGTCGGAACAGCCACAGGACAGCCTCCTAGCGTCGATAACCTCGACACTAATCCAATCGCTCCAGTAGAAGATAAACCAGCTCCTGTAGCCCCTGTAGCCCCAATTCCAGGGCAAGAGCCTAAGCCTGGTGAGCCTGCAGCTGAAGAGAAGCCAGAGCCTAAAGTTGAGCCAGGTGATAGCAAGTCTGCAGATATTGACAAGGCTGGCGTACCTTCTAAAGCTGAGGTAAAAGCTGGACTATCACGCCTCAAGATCTTGCCTAACGCAGCTGGAGATCACCCTACTTCTGATAACCCTGACGAGCTTGCTGACTCAGTAGCTAGCCCCTGGCCTGTAGTTGAGACCCAAAATGGCGACTACCCAGTCTCACCTGACGTATGGGAAAAGGCTGAGCTGGTCTTAGTAAACGTAAAGGATCTTTACGGCACAGATACCCAGCTTGATCGCTCTAACGTAGCTGACCATATTGAAGCTATGGGACAGGCACTAACCCCTTACCGTAACTACGCGCTTGTCTATGACGACGGCGAAAAGCAGATTATCGTGGACGGACACCACAGACTCTTTGCTATGTGGCTCCTCGGTATGGATCAAGTACCAGTCTGGCTTGGTAATGCCGATATGGGCAAAGCTGCAGCTGAAGAAGCTCGGGCGTTTATCAAGTGGGCAGACAAGCCTTACCGTCGTACGCGTGAGTTCCAGTTTAAGGCGCTTGATCCGATCGTAGGAGACGCGCTTAATCGCTGCTACTTTGATGGCGATATGGATACAGCTAAGTCCCTGGTCAAGGCTTATCTCCTATGAGCCAGGGCGCACAGCAGGCTAGTGCGCGTGTAGCAGCTAAAAACGCGGTAAAGATACGCGCTGCCCTAGCAGCTAGTGTGGACGGTCGGCGTGTCTACGCGCAATATATGGAGACGAATCCTCCTGTCACGAAGGATAAAGTCCTAGCTAGAGCTCGAGCTCGCGCCTGGGCTATGAAGAATGTCAGCCTGGATCTAGCTACTTACAAAAAAGTCCTGGCTAAACACTATGCCGATATGTATGTCCTGGGTCAGCGTGAAGCTCTTGAGAATATGGCTAAAGGCGCCAAAGCTCAAAAAGCTCCTATTGGCATTGTCACGAAGCCAATCAAATATGACCCTAAAGGTATGCCAATCTTTGACCCTGGCTTCTCAATCGACTGGCTCAGCTGGACACCAGGAAACCCTGCAGCTGCAGCTCTCCTCTCAAAGCCTGGTGGGCTCAAAGAGCTCCTGGGTAATACAGATATTCAAGCTCGTGGCATAGCTGACTACAGCCACGATCTACTCGGTACAGCTCTAGCTGACGGCATAGCTCGAGGCGACACGCCAGTAACGATCGCTAATGCAATTAGAGACAGCTTGTCCTCACCTGAGCGAGCTCTCACAATCGCCATTACAGAAGGTCAGCGAGCTAAGATCGAAGCTAACCTCGACAGCTACGCAGCTAATAACGTGGAGCAGATCGAGTGGACGACGAACGATCCTTGTCCTGAGTGCGAACAAAACGACGGCGAGATCGTCAATATGGGCGACGACTTCCCTAGCGGAGACGCAAAGCCACCAGTTCACCCTAACTGCCAGTGTGACGTGATCCCAGTAATGCCTGATCTCAGCGGTACACCTGACTACCCAGCGCTTTCAGATGAAGAAGTTGCAGCTCGCCTCGACGACTCTGAGATGGCTGTCGTAGCTGACCTGGAGAAATATTCAGAGGAGCAGCCTCGAGACGCTCACGGACGTTTTGGGTCTGGATCTGGAACAAGCTCAACTACAGCTGAAGCTGCTGGCAAAGAATCTTTAGCGCGAGCTTCTAGCGGAAAAAACATAGACGTCTCAGATTTCGTTAAAGGTGAAAGATCTTATGAAGGAGACTTACAAAAAATGGGAGAAGTTATCCACGCTCAAAGCTGGAACGCTCCTTCTCAAGTTCTCTCTTCAGATGAGTTCGACAAGCTCAAAGCTAGTGGAGATTTCGTAACTGTCTATCGAGGTGGGCCAGCAGGCCTTCAAGACGGCTTAACTTCAGGACAACCCTGGATAGGAGACGGAAACGCTGGGCCAGGGACTTATACGACAACCGATCCTGAGAGAGCTGCTGCTTTTGCAGGCTTGGCAAAAATGCAGACGGGGGGCAGTGAAAGGCTTGAAATGCTTATCCCTAAATCTATGATAGACACAGCTCCCAATATCAGTAATACTCCAGCTAATCCATTACCGTCTAAATGGAGTGGTAAAGATCGTGCTGATTATGTAACCGTAGCTGCTAATGGCAAAGGCGCTTATGAATCAAGCTCTGAAAGCAGCGCCAAAGGTGATTATGTAATTTACAATACTTCTGCTTTGATTATCAGGGGGCAATAATGGAGCCAATGGAATATGAGTATTACCAGCTAGTAAAAGACAAAATGATCCCTGGCAAAGCAGTAAATGGAAAACTTCAGCAAGTCAATAAATCCACAGACGCTGACCTCCTCAAGTACAACCCAGACCAGGCTCGAGACGAGCGCGGTCGCTTTGGGTCTGGTGGCGGTGGGCTTGAGGATAAACACGGCGCTGAAGCAGCTTCTCACGCTCAGACCCTTTACTCTCACGCCAAAGGTATTGAGCCATTACTAACTCAAAATATGAGAGATTTAGCCGATAAACACGGTACAAAATTAGAAGGTTTAGATTTTCGCTTAAAAACTCAAGAATCTTTAACTTCTAAAATTGCTTTAGGTGTCAAAGACGGTAAAACTCCAGCAGAAGTAGCTCGTACTATCAGTGACGCTAACCGATACACAATGGTTACAGATCCAGCTAATTACCGAGCTGCAGCTGAAGCTGTCCAAAAGGATCTGCAAAACCAGGGCTACGACGTGCGCGTGAAGAATTACTGGCAAGAAGGCTCAAATTACAAGGGTGTAAATATGGCGCTCACGGATCAGTCTGGCAACAGAATTGAGCTTCAATTCCACACAGCTGAGTCTCTAGCTATGAAAGAAGAAACTAATCACCCTATTTACAAAGAGTATCAAAAAATGGACGAGGCAACCCCAGAAGCTCAAGCTCTAAACGCTCAAATGGTGGCTAACAGCGCCACGCTGAGCACTCCTCCAGGGCTTTCTGGATATGGCGAGCCAAAGATAGGCAAGGCTGTTGATTTATCGGATATTTATGGCTATGATCGAAACGAAGGAGGTGGGCTATGACTACGAAATGGTTTATCGGTCAGACCACCGAGCGCGTATTCGCTGTCTATAAAGCTACCTTTGACGGCAAGATCCTTACCTCTCAAAAACAGTGGCTTATCCCTAGCGGTAAAGCCTGGGCTTCAACAAAACGTGTAAGCGAGTGGTACTTCGTAGGTAATGACGAAATCTGGCCTGCTACAGAAGCTGAGGCCAGGAAGTATCTCCCAGCTAACGCCTAAGTCCTAAGCAGGGTGCGTGTGAAACCGTTACAATTTCTGTACACACGCAGATAGGACTCTAATGGCTCTTAATCACTCAAATATCACCGTCGGTACAACTCCAACTTTGCTAGTCACCATTCCAAATGGTGTTGGTTATGTAGCCGTTCAAGTTAATAACCGAGATTCAGCTGCAATTTTTCTTGGCGACAATGCGGTAACAAATACAGTTGGTGTAAATGGTGGCCAAAATCTTGCCGCAGCAGGTAGTGTCCAAATATG